GCAGGGGCTTGCTGCGGCAGATATTCAGAAGACTCAAGCAATTACGGGTGGTATCCAAGACGCTCTTTCTATTGGTGGCGACTTAGCTATTGAGGGTCTTGGCCAACAAGCGAAGAAAGAGACTACCGCATCAGGCGTGCACGAACTTATGCAAAAGACTGGGACAGGGGTTCCGCCCGGATCAACAACAGGAGTACCGCAATAATGTCGTTTCAGGAAAAGGTATCAAATCAAGTTATTCGGGCTCTTCGTGCAAGTCGGGGCGGTGCTGTTTCTGACGATGAAAGCGTTAACGACGCCGAGATGTTTGAGCAGTACCTAGACGCGATTAAGATTATGCTTGAGACTGAAGAGGGTATCTCAACCACTCAGTTGAAGCAGGTGAAGTCAGTCATTGAGTATCGAACTGACATGTCGAACCTTCAGTTTAAGTACAATGAGCTTGCATCAAAGCAGGGTATTGCGCGGGCAAAAATCCTTAAGGATATCCATGTAGCAAATATCGGGGCACAGAAGGCGTATTACGCGAAAACTCGTGTAGCTGATAGGAAAATGATTCTTGCGTTAAGGGGTAAGATACGGCAAGGAGGTCGAGATCCCGTTGGGGGGATTACGGCGCTTGGTAACGCATTATATAGTACAGGTGTACGAGCAGATGGAACAAAAGGGCCTCTGCTCACGGTCAATGACCCTGGTTTTGTCGTCACAGTAAATGGGATGGTTAACGAGTTAAACGACTCTCAAAAACCGAATAAAATTATCCTTATAGGTGACGACGGCTTTATCGATATTAAGGGTACAAGGGCCCTTTTAAGTTCCAAACATCGCCGGGCGATGAGTTCACCTGATGTAGTCAACATGCTTGATATGTTGGAGGAGTATAATGGTGCTCTTCGACAAGAGCGTGTCATTGACGATCGTCTTCAGACGCAGGGTGATCTTGCCGAGAGGCAAATTAATCAGGCGATAGCACTAATTAACGCAGGCAAAAAGGAGGCTGGTGAGCAAGCCCTTGAAGCTGCGATGGAAATGGTTGAGGGTAATCAAGCTAGCTTTGAGAAAAGCACCGGAATGATGAGTGCCGAGGCCGCTGATTCGATCATTCAGGCGGCTCATGAACGTAAGCTGACTCATCGTTATGCGAAGCACGCAGTGGAATTTGCTAAGTCAAAGCTTTCTGTGGACGATCAAGATGAGATTCGGGAAGGTTTAGCTAAGGGTATTGGTAACTCTGGTTTCCGCGCCTGGGCTGCTGACCACGGGTTTGATCGTCTTGGTTCAGTTGGTTTTGACGAAGAAGGGAACATTGATGTTTCGACCTACCGTCGGGGTGGTGATGATGTTGCCGCCTTGTTGGCGTGGAAAAATCAGTCAATGCGTCGTCCAGGTGAATTTGGGCTTAAGAATGTTTGGTCTGGTGAGGTCTGGCGGGTTGAGCTTAAAGACGGCACCAGCGTCACTGGTCGACGAATGAAGCGTCATGCGGCAGATCCGATGGGTTCCATTCGGATCGCAACTGAGGGTGGCGCTCGGTTGATTACTCCCGAGGATGCAAGCCAAGCAGAGATTCTTGAGCGTCCAGCGTATAAGCCGAGTCGAGCCGATCGTCGGGCAAAACGGAAGTATCGACAAGAAAAAAACAAGTATGCGCGCCTTGATGCGACATCTCGATTTCTTGCTGGCGAGCAGGACATTGAAGATCTCGCCATGGTTGGTACGGATTACATCGTTGATCCAAACACGAATCGAGCGGTTCGCATAGATGAGTTTGAGGCGGCGCAGTCACAAGCGCGACGCAATCGTATTTTCTCTGCTGATATAGATGATGCTTCGTACATCGTCGATCCAGCGACAGCAAAGATTTATGCTGTTTCGGCTGAGGGTATTTCTGAAGTTACCGATGCTACACAGCGGGGTGTTTTATTAGATAAACTACCTGCTGACGGCGGCCTTGATGTCTTGGCTAAAGAGGTTGATGGTGTTGTCAGTTTGCTCTCTCAAGAAGATCTTTCGGCGTTAATCGCAGGAGAATTTAGGGGTGAGTTATACACACCACGGACTGATCCTGACAAATCTGAAGCAATTGAAGGTGCGACAATCAACGCTCTGACTCCTGAGGGTCTTGGGTTTACGCGAGAGCCTGAAGTACCAGCAACTCCGATGACCGGTCCTGGTTCTGACATGGCAGGCATCTGGGTGCTTGATCCTACAGACGATACCCGTGGCATCGCAGACACAGATGAGCTTCGGGACACTACAGATCTCGATCAGGCTCAGACTGAGCAGTTGATCGAACAACCGCCGACGCCAAAAGATGGCGTAGATCCTAACCTTAGTGCCCCCGCTGTTGTTGGATCCCCTTTTATCGACACGTCTATTTTACCTGAAATGATTGAGAGTCTAGTCGACAAGAGTAAAACCCCGGAACAAAGAGAAAAATTAGCCAAGTTTTATAACGATAACTTTGGTGATCAATATTTCTTACTTTATGGGAACCTGCACGATTCGGATATTGGGTTTAAGTTACCGAAACCGAAATACGCACCTGCTATGCCTCGTGACCAAAGTAAGGTTGACCCCGAGATTTTTACTGAGGATATGGATGATCCTGAAGTTGACGAGCCTGAAGTTGACGAGTCTGAAGTTGACGAGCCTACTCCTGAAGTAGATGCTGCTTCCGTAAAACCGGACCCAAGTAAATCTACTTCGCAAGACTCGTTTACTGATGCGGGTGAGATGTCGATGAAAGTCCGCAAGCCTCGTCCCGGTGTTGGGGATAAAACTCCGAAGTCACTTAAATCTGTTCCGATGAGTCAGGACTCATTTACTGACCCAGGTGCAATGTCGATGAAAGTGGACCCGAGGGCCCTTGCTCCCGCAACGACGATTCCATCCGAGGAGTCAACTTCGGGTGATCTGCCTACTGATGTTCGTGACGTAGCCGCTCCATCATTGAAGGGCGCTATGTCCAAGGTTTTGGGCTTGTTGAAGAAAAAGAAGAAAGCAAAGAAAAAGAAGCCCCCTGAGCCCGATAAAGTAGACGACGCTGCTCTGGATTCGTCAGAAGTTCCTGGCGAGAAGGGTCCTCAAGCAAACCCTGAAGCGGATCGTGACTCCACCAGTGACGATGAGGCAGAAACAACTCAAGGTAAGTCGAAAGGAATGAAGTGATGGCGGAAGAATTTGATCCAGATAAGATGCAGTTTAAAGGTGATGGTCCGACTGACGTGACTTCGGGTGATGAGTCAGAGTTAGTTAAGACGGCTGACACCGGCCCATCGTTGGCGGATAAAGCAAGGCGTAGGGCAAAGCTGAAAAAGATTGCACCTTACGTCCAAGCCGTCGCGAAGGGTCAGAAAAGGCGGAAGACTGAAGAGGCCGAGGCTGCTGCGGCTTCGTCAGGTGGTACAGAACAACCGACGGCAATGCAGATTGCGTATCAAAATATTGCGTCGGCTTATAAGGCTTAAGGGGGTGACTTATGCCGAAGTTTGTTATTACCGGCGCTAAAAAAGCTCCGTCGCCTCCTGCGGGTAAGCCTACTGCGGGTAAGCCTCCTGTGGGTAAGCCTCCTGCGGGTAAGCCTCCTGCGGGTAAGCCTCCTGCAGATACAACGTATGTTGCCCGAGCAGGTAAGGGTGCGCCACCTGTGGTTGATCCAGTTGTGGAAGATTCTCCGCCTGAGCCGGTGTCGGAAACGAATGATCTTGAGGCCCAAGCCTCAGAGCTTGAAACGGAAGTTCGGCAGTTGGAGTCGAGACTAAAGGGTCGAGCCCCAGTAAAAATGCGTGCGACAATTGAAGAACGTCGTGCTGATGAGTTGTCGAAAGAAGAAACTCAGGAACGACTCACAGCGAAACGTAAAGAACTTATTGCCGTAGTCAAGGCATTAGAGGCGGCGAGACGCGGTACTCCTGGAGACACTTCGGGGATTGATATGGGTGAAGGCCCCATTGGTCCGGCAAGAAAGCGTCGAGGTGATCTAAGTGGTCCTACTTATCCAACACGAGGGCGCACTCGCGCGGACGAAAAACTGAGAGAGGCGGAAAGTCGAGTTTATACCGCTGAACGTATGGCACCGGGTGTCGATGAATACGCGACAATGGGTCCTCGTCGTCGTGAGGCTGTGCTTGAGCTTGAGGGTGGCGAACCTCGCCGTTACGCAGCAAGCCGAAAACGAGAAGAGTTGAAGCGTGCCGTCGGTCTTATGGGTCGACCGTCGACACCGATTGAGTCATCTGTGGGGTTAGAGACTCTTGGTGGTGGCAGACTTTATCGTGCGGCGGAAACTGCTATAGATCGAACTGTTCCTCTCGCAATGGATGTAGCTACTGGCGGACCAATGCGTTGGTTAGCGTATGCTTCAGATCCTGAAATTGAAGGCGCTGCTCCGCCAATGACATCTTTTGACCCGAGTATGTATCTCGATCCTGCGACGGGTAAGCCTGCTGAGGGGATTATTGAGAGTCAGTTAATTCAACGAAAACCATTTGCAGATGCACCACGCCAAGGCGGAAGGATGTTTGCGCCGACTGCCCCGAGAGGCCAGACAGTTGATCCTACAAAAGTACGGTCAGAAATTGCTATTCGATCGAGGCAAATTCTTGGTGCCCAAGATCAGATAAACAAACTGAAAGATCCTGCGAAGAGAAAAAGTAAGTATGATTATGCTCAAATAGCTGCTCTCGAAGATTCGATTGAACAACTTAGGGCAGAGGAACTTCAACTGCGTCGGGTAATGAGTGTTACTTATCCAGAACAATCAGATAGGATGTATGCCGGTTCTGGTATTGTTCCTCCAGAAGAATAATTTAGTCGGAGATTTTCGTGGCTGACACGCAGAAAGAAAATAGAGATCGTTTGGCCCGATTGAAAGCTCGTGATCCAGGCGACATGAACATCGACTTGGATGATTTCCCTCCAACTAAAAAACCAAAAGCTGAAGAGAAGCCGGTAAAGACTGCGGAGCCGGAAAAAACTGAGGCCCCTGAATCACTTGAAATGGGTAAGTTCGAATCGATCGATATCGAACCGGGGAAGTTTGATGACTTAAAGTTGGACCTTAAGATTCCACGATTAGGCTTGTTGATTGCAAGTCGTGGTGAGTCTGAGCGTCAGTTAGACCCAAAAGGTGTAGAGAGTAAAGTAGCGAAAGGTGAGCCTGCTTTTGACCCTGATGAAGTTATGCAACTGCATGCCGAAGACATGGGCATTACTCTTGACGAGTTCAAGAAAGCCGCTCAAGCTCAAAGCGTCCCGTTGGCTAATTTATTTTCCGAGATCGGCGATAAGGGTCGTCCCGCGAAGAAAGTTGTAGATGAGTTTAAGACTCAGGAACAAATCTGGACGCTGTCGCCGAAACAACGCGAAGTGATGGCCCGAGGCGAAAAAATTCGCGTCAAGGGTATTAAGCGCGTTGCATCACGCGAAAAGAAAATGAGCGAGAAAGAGAGGAAAGAGACGCTTATAAAGCTGCTTTCGGGAAAAGATCCAAGACTTAAGTCGCGTATATTTTCGGGTGACTCTGACAGCGGTGAGGCGGAAGACGCCATTGCGAAGCCGGGGCAGGCTGAGTATGCGCAGATGGAGATCGCTGCAAATCAGTTAATCAACCCAGAAATAGCAACCGACAAAGAGCAGGCGGAGATCTACAAGAGGCACATTGATGCTCTTGGCCCACCTACTACGGGTGCGATGATTCGGAACACTCTGGGTGAGCGTAAGTTCCAAGCCTTAGTCAGCGAAATTATGGCCCATAAACTGGGTAAGATGGCGGAGCGTGAGGGTGTCGGCGTAGGTTCAAAAGAGTATGAACAGCTTAAGCCCAAGGCTGAGCGGGACTCTTTGTATGAGGTTGCTCTTCTACGCACTGTAAATAAGTACTATCTTCCTGGTTTTATTCAGTATGACCAGATTGATCCGGGTAATGTAAGAAACGCTCCTGAGTCAAAAGACAAGTGGTGGATTACCCAGGCAATGGAGAACGCCGCTAATGTCCGTATTGAGGTTGTCGGTATTGACCCGAAAGGGATTCCTGTTTATCGTCTGACTTCTCCGACATGGCACATCTTTGAAATGGCAGACACCTTTCAGGCGGGGATTGCTGGTGCTGCCGAGCGTGTTCTTGATGACTCAAAGGATGAGAGTCTTCTTACGGCGATTCGTGAGGGCTCTCTCGATGGTATCAAAAACCGCAGAGACTTCCTAAAAGCCGCGCTATCGTCTGAGGCTGCTGAGTCTGGGGGTCTTGCGTCAGTTGCAATGGGCTCTGCGGGTCTTGTCGCTGCAATTTTGACCCCTGATTTATTTATGGGTGCTGCTGGTGTTGCTCGTAGCACTAAGCGTGTGGCTGAGGTTGCTGCGGCAACTGCTGGCTTCCGCCGTATGGCACCGAATCTTGTCGAGTCTCTTGGGGATGGCGCGACAAATCTCGCTAAAACAGAAGACGTATTAGAGGCTGCCGAGAAGGCTGTTGCTCGCGGCGATTACGATGAAGCATTGGATATTTTGGAAGAAGCTAAAGCTTTTGCCAATAAAGCTGATGATGCGTTTAGTGAGACACGAAAAACAAATGTCGACATTGCCCGCGAAGTTGATCGCTTAGATGCGGATATTGCTCGTCGAATTGGTAAGCGGGTAAAAGAAACAACATTTACGGAAGGTAAACGACTGGCAGCAAATGTGCCGGGAACGTTTGGTGAGACGGCACAGAACATTCATATGGGTGCCCGCCGTGTAATGCTTCGTGGTGAGTCTGTTGATCAATTAACAGGATTCCCTGAGCTTATGCGGGCCGAGGGTGTCTTAGACGATTTGATTGAGTCCGTTGAGCTTTTGAAATCAGGTGACATTGATAAAGCGTTTACAGCCAGAATTCGTGAATTTGCGGGTAAACCTTTCGCTGATGACGCTTTAGCTCTACTCGGTAAGTTCGACATGAACTTGTCGGACGAGGGTCTAAATGTTGCGCAGCGTCAGTCCTTGTTTGATTTTGTCGGGTTCTTGGAAAGTCCTAAAGCTACACGATTATTGCGTGACAACCCGTCTGAATGGACCGAAGAAGTTTCTCGTCTTGCCCGAGCAATTGAGTTTGTGGATCCAGAGCAGGGGGTCAAATTTTTAAAGACATTGGATGCTAAGTTCCCTAAAACTGTTTCGGCTGCGGCGAAAGCGGCGAAAGAGACTCAGAAGATTTCGCTTGAGTCTGCCCGAAATGCGACGTCAAGAGCGGTGTCTGCTGTTCGAGCGAACTTTGAATCTCGTGCGGCTTCAGCAGCATTTGTTCGTGAACGTGTAGCGGAGCAAGCAAAGGTTGCGGCTGAACCATTGTTGGTAAAGCTGACGGATCGCTACCAAGCAATTGGGCGCGATCGTTTATCTCCAGAGGCATTGGATTTTCGGGACCAAATTGTCGATATTTATCCGGCTCTTGAGGGTGATGGCGCACTGAAAATTGTACGGCTTATGGACCAAGAGGCGAAAAAGTTCGCGGATTCAAAAGCTGGCCGCACTGTCCAAGACTATTATCGTGAGCGTTTTGCTGGAGTTAAGCGTGTCGCAGATGAGGTTGAAGAAGTTGCACCGAAAAAGGCACCAACGCCTGACGCCCCTGCACCGGATGCCCCCACACCAAAAGCACCTGAAACGGTAGAGCCTGAGCCTCTCCCAGATTTATTGTCCGTTATTACCAGTGACCCAAAAGTAGCGAAGAAACTACCGCCAGGCATACGTAAAGCACTGGAGAACGCGAGGTTAGGTACAGACGTCTCTCGTGGCGCATTTCGGGGGTCACTTGCAGGTGTTCCAAAAGCAAAGCCCCTTCCTGATGTAGCAGATGAATTTAAGGCGTTGAAGAGTCTTGATGCGCAAACTGCTCAAGCTCAGCCAATGGTTCATCAGTTTAGGGTAGATAGTACATCGGGGCTGAAGCCTGAAGTCTTGTACAACCATTTGATTGGTATGAAGTCTGGTGATGAGGTTGTCGAGTTTTTAGCAAATCATGCCAAGCTCGATTCTACTCGCTTACTGGCCCAAAGAATTTTACCGACTATTCGGCGCGATCCACCAAGTTTTGAGATCGTTCCGGGTCCTGTAGGTCCTAGAGGGGTAGCTTCTGGGTTGTACGAGACCGTTGACCATGGAGTTCAGGTAACGGGAGCCGTAAAACCTGCACGATTTGGTGATGTTGTTCCGGCAACAGGTCTGACTGAAGAGGTTTTAATTCATGAGTTTATTCATGCCGCGACCCATCAATTTATTCTGAAAAACCCGTCGGATAAGTCGGTCCTTGCGATGCAAGATTTAATTGCAGAAACCCGCGTAGGTATTGCCCGTCTAATCGAAACTGTTTCGATGGATAAAAACGCTGTTTCTTCTTTGCGAAGCGTGAAACTTTACGCAGAAAATTTTGACAGTTATATCGGAAACCCAAGTGAGTTCTTAGCGTTTACGTTGATGGATCCTAAGTTTCAGCGGTTACTGAGCTTGATTGAAGTCACACCAAAAGTAAGCCTCTGGAATAAGTTTACTCGTACAGTTGCGTCGATATTTGGTATCCGAAAAGAAAATGAAACTAATGCGCTGGCTCAGGCTTTGGTTGCGAGTGAGCGCGTAATCCAGAGAGCGGTTAAGTTTGACACTCGACCCGCAGCGAACGCTGAGCCTGTTGTTCGAAATATTCCCAGTGAAGGCCCTCCAACTTCGTCACAGATTGATGCGTTTACGGGAGACGCTCTTTTTGCTCGAAACGAAGTATTTATTACGTCTCCAAAGCTGCAGGGATTTGAGGGTAATGGGATTACTGCGGTAGTTGACGATCTTGGTAATGTACTTGGCACTCGATTTGCTACCCGAGGTACGGACGCACCACAACTACCTGGCAGAATCGGATCAGTTGGATTGGATCCGACCGTTTCGGCGGCAGCAGATATTAGGCGGGCACCTGTTCCAGGCATTGCATTTACCCGACAAACGCAAAACCCTGTTTTGCGCATCGTGAGTGCCGAAATTGAAGCTAGATTTCGTAATCGCGGTTTTGGTGTCGACCTTTATTTGAGGGCCCTTAAATACGCGCAAGATTCTGGTGTTGGTTTTGTAAGTGACATTGGTCCAAGTATTGATTCGTTACGTGTGTACAAATCACTTGGGGACATGGGTATCCCGTTCCAAAAAATACCGAGAAGAACTGCTTCTGGTGAATATGCCGATGCTTTTTTTCTCAACCCAGTAAGCTTGGCGAAAATTGATTTAGACGACTTGGCTCGACAACATGGATTGAGAAATCGTCGCAGTATGTTTTCAGTTGAGATGGATGAATCAGCCGCTTTCATGCGTCGACTTGAAGACGGATCTGAGCCTCTTATGGTTGAGTTCCTTGAGAACGGCCAAGCAATTATTCGGGCCATGAGTGAGACCGCATCAGTAGACGATTTTATTCGAGCACTGGGGCAAATTTCGCGTCGAGACTTAGACGAAAGTGGAATGAAGACATTGGTTTCGTGGCTTGAAACCAAGGGCATTAATGTCGGGTATCAAGGTGCAAGGTTTACTGCTGCTGACGCAACCGAAATTGAGCGTGCGGAAGAGGAGTTTGCGCGAGCATTTGCTGCTTATGTGGCGTCTGGAAGAGCCGACAAACCCGAGCTTGCGGGACCACTCAGTAAAGTTCGAGAGTGGACAGCAGACAAGTATGCAGCAATGAGAGGTGCTGAAGTCGATGGCGCTTCCTTAGACATGGACGAAAGCTTGAGGCGATCTTTGGACGGCTTGTTGCGTGTGCCATCCAAGCGTGTGGGGCTGCCTAACATTATTGGTATCGCTAAAGATGCGTTGATTAAGCCTGATCTGGGCGGTACTGAAGTTGACATTCTCGAAGAGATTGCTCGCGAAAGTTTCCGTATGGGGACGCCGATCTCTAAAGCAGATCTCCGCGATCAATTTAGCAACGCACTTAAGGCTTACAATGCGGGGCGTGTTGATGAGGCCGTCATTCGACTGCCTGGTCCTGTAACGATTAAGGGTTGGACTGCTAACGCCGCTACCGGTAAACGTGAGTTTACTCTGGACGAATTAGCTAACTACCAGATGAGCCTTGAGACGGCCAAACAACTTGAGCTTCAAGGGGCACGCAAGCTTGGTATTCGGGGCCCAGAAGAGGCTATCGAAGAATTGACCCCGTCTGAGTTGGTTGACCAGTGGGTAGTTCAGAATCCGATTCAACGGGCAGCAAGGTTTATGTACCTTGGCGGTGACGCGTTTGATGATATGCGTTTTTTGCCGCCACCTATTCGTGACGCTGTAATGGCTGGAGCGCGTCGAGTACAGCAGGCTATTGGTGACGCGGTAACGCTTGTCGCAGAAAAAGACATCGTAAACCTGACCCGGCTTGTCACGGGCGTACCGAATGTGCAGTTCTCGAAGGGTGGGCGTTCTGCGATGAGTGCTGGCCATGACTCTATGGCATCAGTCTCAGCAAATTTAACTCGCTACTTTAGTTCGATTCCTGCTGCAGACATGAGCTTGATCCAGCAATTTATGATTCGCATTCGCCACGTAGGATCGACGTCAAAAGTTGCTTCTGAGTACGTGAAAAGTGAAGAGGGCGCTAAAACTCTTGGTCAAATTTCTGAGATTTTCCACGAAATCATTGACGGACCCAAGGCATCTCGGTTTGTTAGTGAGGCGTTTAAAGCTGCGGGCTACAAGGGTCAGCGCATTGATCCAAAATTCTTTACTCAACCTGCAGAAGGTTTGGACCCTGGTGGGTTGCTTGAAATACTTATGTATTACAGCAACATGACTGTACGCGGTGATCCTGCGTTGCCAGAGACACAAAAACTTTGGTCTGTAACTACGGAAGGCTTAAGCCCTCGTTCGACATCGCAGAATGCGTTTAATGGTATTTACCAAGATATTAATAAGTTTTTTGCGGATGATCCGACAGTTGCGAACCGAATAGCGATTTTGATCGCGGGCCATGGTATGGCTGATGCTGCGAAGAAAAACTGGGTTAAGTTGGGGATTGCTGCCGACGAAGACTTAGCTAAATCAATGAGGCAGTACATCGTTGGTGAGGCTATTAATCCTGATGATGTCGTACGTGTTCGGAATGCCTTTGATTCTTTAGGGTACAACCCGAATATGGTAGAGGGCTACAACCTTGACGGACTCAAACTTTACGTTCCGAAAGCAGCAAGACTGCGACTGGATACTGCTCTTGCGCAGGCGCAAGATCCGGCGTTGCTAAAGTTAGAGGGAATGAACACGATGGAGGCACTGAATTCCATCGCAGCGGTCCCGGAAAAAATTATGGGTGGGTCGGGAACAAATAGTTCTGCCGCACTTAGCTTTGCTTTATTTTATCGTTACTTAAAAACACGCATGGTGCGTGGTCACTTTGTTCTGAAGTCTCGTTATTTTTGGATGAACACATTTGACCATTTCAATCAAGTGGCGACTAAGGCTGGGTTTAGAACTGCTCTTATTTCATCCACCAGATTGTTTACTCAAAACGTCTTATCTAACCCAGTTGGTCAAGCTGCTGTGTTTGCCGCGAGAAGTACAGGTAAGGGTGATTCAGTTGAAGCGTTTCGACGTGTACTTCAGAACGGTGGCGATGCTGCTGCTCAGTGGGCCGGAAAACTTACCCGTGGCTCGAAATGGAACGTCAACGTAAACCCAATTCTTGAGGGCGCTGGTGGCATTGTAATGATTGCCGGTAAGCCATACAAAAACAATGAACTTAGGCAAATTGCTTTGGAGGCAGGTCTTTTCGCTTCATTCGATACGACCCAACTGGGTACAAAGATTCAGAATGTTGGAAACCTTTTTCTTCAGACCCAAGCAAAGAATGGTCGATTGACCCAAATGGGTAAAGATATTTTGGGTGATATTAAGGGTGCTTCTGAAGATATCGCCGAGGCGTGGGCAGAGCGTGAGCGGCTTGGTTGTATGGTCACATTGATGGAGGCTGGCATCGATCCGCGAACTGCGGCAAAGATTTCAATTCGAGCCTTGTACGACTACGCCGGTAGCATGTCGAAAGCAGATCGAAACTTTTTGTTGAATATCTTCTTTCCGTTTTGGGCTTTCCAGAAAAACGCTAACCGCCAAATATTCGATACAATCTTCAGCCCTGAAGGTGCGTATCGTTTAGGAGTTATGCGTCGCGCATATGACAAGGGTAGTGAGCTTTTGAGCTACCTGACTTACAGCGCCTCAGTTGACGAATACGGTATTTCAACAGATTCACTGCCACCAGAGTTACGTCACACGTATTTTGCGTTTAAGAAACAACTTTTGGATCAGTATGGTGAGAACGGAAAGATTCCTGCACCGATTCAAGAAGAAATACGATTGTTTGTTTCGCACTCAATGATCGGTATTAGTGGTGGTAAGGTCATGCAGGGGTCACTTTACTACGATGGATTTAAGGACATTGCGGCGTCACTAAAGGGTGAGGATGGCGAAACAGTTGGTTTGGATCGACGCACGTTGGCGGCATACTACATGCCTCGTCCTGATCGGTCAGGTCTGCCAACCTACTTCAGGGACCGAATCTCTGTGGCTCTTCCGTATTATCCTGAGCCTTACAAAGAAGAGCCTGTAACGTATGAACCACCAGAAGAGTTCCAGCAAAGCACAAAGCTGTGGAACGATTTGTACAGAGAAAATCGGCCTGAAGCACCTTACATGGCGTTCTTTATGCCAGAAACAACTTACGCAGCGGCATTCAATCACTTCTCTTACTTATTCGCGACAAAGCTTTTAGTTCTGCAAAAGATTGAGGACATGGGCGACAACTGGTTTACGGATGAAGATGATGGGTCAGACGCAATTACGCCGTTAACACCTCTTAATGCGTTGCTTAATCCTGCCCGCGCACCAGTTTTATCCGATGTTCAGGCAAGCTTAGGTACGGGTGGCGCTACAATTCCGAAGAAAATCGCGCCTTCGTTAGTGCACTTTTTTGACTACCACATGATTGATTTGCTTGAGTTAGACGAAAACGATGACACTTTTGAGATTCAAATTGAGCAAGAAATTGCGGTAGAAGAAGGTTTCGAGCCGGAAGATTTTACGCGCAAGCAACCAGGCGTCGCAGTAAAACCCGGCAAACGGTATTACATGATGCCGGGTGTTGCTCAGTTGCTCTTCGCGAATAGTCCGTTGGGTGAATTAAACGATATTCTTTTGCGCGCGGAAAAAAGCTCAGCCGAAAAAGCGGCAGGTACTCGCGGTGAATTACAAAAATGGGCGCGAGTTATCAGTGGTTTAGACCAGCGTGAGATTCTTCGGGAACGCACTACCGCGTCTGAAGTATTCAGGGCTGAAGCAGGTACTTCGGGCAAGACTCTTGAGCGAGCGAAAAAGAAGAGATGATTTTTTCTGTTTGGTCTCAGTTAATGTCTTATAGTTTTTTAGTGTTACAATGGTGCCACTGCTGCACCGGGAGTTGATAATGGGCATCAGATCGTTTACTAGCTTTGGATATTCGGCTTGCGCGTTTAAGTCGTCTGGCGGCACGTCAGGTGCGCCGACTGCGCTAACTACTTCCTATCAAGCATTTCCAGTCACGGTTGATGCTACAAATTCAGTTAACTCTTCGTCGTTTCCTGATGACTGTGAGGTTCAGGCAATTGAGTTTGAGTTTACCGCTAGAGACAGTGCTACATCGGTGACGATGTATTTGGCTCGCGATTCTGCGGGTGATATTCCAATTACAAACCCGGCGACGGAAACAATTACCAATGGTGCGGGAACGTCCACAAAAGGTGGTGTCGCGTTTTCGAGTTTGGTTGATTACCACTTTGACGGAGGCACAACATCTGCTGCGACTACAGGCGCAACAAGGGGCAAACTTTATGTGATTGCCAAGCAGACCGGTGGGGGTAATGCAGTTGGGTATATTCGCGTTTCTTGGAGGTCATAATGGCGGGTTCTGGTAGTATTTGGAGTCGGAATGTCGTTAGCGGTACGATTACTGCGACAACTATTACGGCGGATGATCTCGAGATCGATAGTGGAACACTGTCTATTGATGAGACCAACAACCGCGTTGGTATGGGCACTACGGCTCCCGGCACCCAACTTCAAGTTGAAAGTAACGCTCCTTACATCACACTGAAGAACGATACTTCAGAAAATACTGCTGGCGGCTGTGAGTCCAAAGTCATCTTTGAAGACCATGGCAACAACGCTCTTGGTCAAATCGAAGTCAGTCACGTTGGAAGTTCTGATGATGAGAAGGGTCAACTAATCATCAAAACGAACAACGACTCTGGCTTGCAGACGGCGTTGACTATTAGCGAAGCTCAAAAGGTAACGGCTGCTGGTGATTTGCAGGTCACTGGTGACATTATTATCGATGATGGTGGATCGCTGAAAGAGGCAGGCGGAACGGCGGCAATTACTTTCGATGGGTCGGGTCACGTCACAAAGATTGGTCAAGACTCTCCAAGCTCTGGTCAGTTCTTGAAGTGGGACGGCGCTAAGGCTGTTTGGGACGCCGTCGCTACTGGATCAAGTGCTGCCGATGACATCAGCGCAGGTGACGCCGCAGTTACTATCGCAACCACTGCGGGTAACATTACGATTGATGCTCAAGAGGGCGATGCTAATATTCTTTTCAAAGGCACTGATAGTAGTAGCGACATCACAGCCTTAACGCTTTCTATGGCGGATGCTGGTGCGGCATCGTTTAATGCTGCGGTTACTGTAGGTACAGACCTTACTGTTACGGGTGGCGATGTATCTTACGGAAACGGACAAGACGCAACCCTCAATGTAGCCAATACAGGTTCTGGTACAGATGGTCGTGACCTTACAGTATCTGCGGGGTCTGCCCCCACTGGTAGTGCCAACCAGAACGGTGGTGACCTTCTTCTGAAAGCAGGTGGTGGAGACGGTACCGGCACATCGGTAATGACTTTCTCTACTAAGGTCAGTGGTACAGATGCTGCTTCTGAGCAGATGCGTATCCATACGGATGGTAGTGTCGGAATCGGTGACGCTGCTCCGGGTACAATGCTCCAAGTTTCAGGCGCAAACGCATATGTGACACTTAAGAACACAACGGTTGAAAACAGTGACGGTGGATGCGAGACACGGATAATTTTTGAGGATCACGGAAACAACGCATTGGGCCAGATTGAATGTGCTCACCTTGGTTCATCCGATGATGAGAAAGGCAAACTTGTCTTCTCAACAAACAATGATTCTGGACTGCAACCCGCATTGACTATTGACGACACTCAACAGTCTGAGTTTGCGGGCAGCATTCTTGTAAATGGCGGTTCAGTCACTGTTGCAGGCTCGACACCTAAGATTACGATCGGTGATGCCGGTGCAGAAGACACAATGTTGTTGTTCGACGGCAACGCACAAGATTTCCACGTTGCACTGGATGACACCGCAGACGATTTGGTCATTGGTGTCGGAAATGCTGCTGGAACAACGACTGCGATTTCAATCAATGAAAACGCTCAGGTTTCCGTTGTAGACGCTTTTGCTGCCAATGTAGCAGGAACGTTTGGAACCTTCTCTGACGGCGATGCTACCCCGTCTGTAGCCACTGGAAACTTGTGGAAGCACCACGCATCGGCCGAAACAATCACGATGTTTGACGACGGCATTGCCGGTCAAGTCATCACGGTTATTTCAACGGCGGCGATTACATACGATGTCACAGGCACCAACCTCAAGGGTGGCAGCACTGACATTGTGACCGCAAACGGTGATGTTACTCAGTGGTGCTTTGACGGCACTAACTGGTATCTTCTTCAGTTCATGGATGTTTCGGCTGATCACTCAGTTATTGGTGGGGGCGGAGGCGGTTCGCCTGCAGATGACGCCGATCACATTCTTCATCAACAAGTCTTTTCTCGATAGGAATATACAATGGCAACTATTTCAAGAATCAAGCTGAGTGCGTCTACAGATGGTCGCCCAATTGAAGTCGCGGCTACCGCTACGGCGGGTACGACCATACACACTGGACCCGGTGTCAATGACGATATAGATGAGATTTGGCTGTGGGCATGTAATCACAACACGTCAGCCGAAACGCTCACGTTAGAGTGGGGCGGTACGACATCAACTGATGACCATATCAAGGCCGTAATTCAGCCGAATGAAACAGTTCTTGTTGCGCCTGGTTGGATACTTCAGGGTAACGCCTCAACTGCTTTGATCGTTAGAGCGTTTTCTACCACAGCAAACAAAGTCTCAATTATCGGACATGTCAACAGGATCGACGCAGCCTAATGATTAGAACGAGCCGAAAACCAGGAAACTTTACGCATGTGATGACTGATCGTCGTCACATTGTCCGTACTGGTTGGCGACGTTTTAATTTTAATGACGGAGATAATTTTGCTGCTGAAGACCCGCGAGTCGTTTTAGGCAGCATAACTGAGAACTCCAACTCGACCTCATTTGTGTTTGCCAACCAAACCGCTGCGACAAATGGTGAATCTCCCATCAACGGGTACTCACGTATTCGCCCTTTAACTGATGGCGAAGGTCGCCAGATTTCTTGGACCGAACCGTTTACGATTAAGCTTCGTATCGAGGCTATTGCGGTTTCTGGTGGTTACCAATCAGGTACGGAAGGGGGGTCTGGGACGGCCAATTTGTCAAAGCCTCAAGTCGCCTTTGGCTTGACTAATGCCAGCAGTGATTTGGATAACACTGACAACGAGTACGTTGGCATTGGTTGGAGATTGAAATGTGACTCGTCAGGATCCGACGCTGCCGATCACCATGGTGTCGGACTTCGCTTGTATAAGCACGCTAGTAGCGACCAGCATTCTGAGGCTACACAAGAGTACAATAGCGGGGCTTCTGTATCTATTTTTGAGGGCTCAATCTTTTACGGTCCTGATGGAGATTTTACTAAGAACTGCAACATTATCACCCAGGCATTTGGTGACAGTTCAGATGATTTTTCCGTCAACGGAACCTCTGCTACAAAATCGAATAAGGACACAGACTTGAACACACATCAAGCTGATATGGGTACAGGTCAAGTTTATCTGTGGGCTGCAGTACATGATTGCCACAAGGTTAATAGCAGCAACGCTTGTACTTTTCAGTTTCGCCTAAGCTATATGGTTGAGGCCGACGTTTCTGGTGGTTGGGGTACTGCATAATGAGGCACCGTATTGGATCATTCCGTGGTTGTGACACGGGCAAAAGCACACACTTTGTCGGTGGTTGGCGTGATTTTGATATTGGTCACCCTGATTGTGTTTTGCACAACGGGGCCAGTGCTGGATCACCAGCCTTTATTAACACCGCTGTGACTCAAGCTGACCGCAGTATTGCGTTTACGTTGGTGGATGCAACTACTGGGGTCACCGACCTTAATGAAATGGATGTGTACTCTCTTCCTCTCCGAAGAAAAGACGGAAAACCTGTTACGTTTGCAGACTCTTTTTGTTTTAAGACACAAATTGAGGTCGTATCTCATTCTGGTGATATTGGTCACAGCGGCAATTTTTACCAGCCCGTAATCGCTATGGCGCTTGGTCAAAGTACCGATGTAGATCATGCCGACAACCACTATGTCGGCACGGGTTTTGTGGGAAAAAGGTACGAATCTAGTCAGGTAAAATGGCGTCGAAGAGACTATAGAACAAATGGTGCGGGTGCTCACACTTACGGAAACGACACGGCTGATATCGGTAATGATTTTCGTCAGTGGGTTTCGGACTACTTTATCGGGCCTTGTATTGGTGCCGATGCGGCAGAAACGAACACAGTCTCGATTCAAAATACGGTGTATAAAAACGCGACAAACAGCTACGTAAAAAACAATACCATTATTATGAATAACGAAGTGATGCATCCTGATGCTGGTGTGTTTGACGTAGACACTCAAGTTTATGTCTACCTTGCGGTTGGGTGTGAAAGAACCGCCAACGGTACGGATGACGCAGCAACAATTACAGTTAGGTGCCGATACTTAGTGGATGGTCACGACGGTAAAGCTGGGACGGGGGCAGCATGACTCAAGACGATATTGAAAACGCCTTATCAAATGCTCAGGTTGATAACGAAGTTCACAGCACGGCAGACGGTGACACAATTGTTTCCGTCGACTGGATAGATATTAAAACAAGTATGACGAAAACAATTTGGGATGCTGCCCTGGCATCTGCTGACGATGCCCTTGTGTTAGTACAATGGCTAGAATCTAAGAGAGGTTAACGTGAGTTCAAATCTAAAAATTGCGAGCTTCAACCGAAGCGTACTTGACTATAAGATTGTTACTGACAGTGCACTCGGTCTTGCGCCGATTGTAGATGTCACGGGATCGAGTGGCACTCTATACGATATTAGTTTGGATTTATCGTCAGGAATTCAAGTCGCAACGTACTACCTGAAACTCTGGCTTCAAACAGCTACCGTCACCGTAGGTACCACAGTCCCAGATTTAATCTTCCGGGCAGACAAAAATCAAGTCTTGCGTTTGAGTTTTCCTGGTGGAATACCATACACGGCACTATCTGCTGCGTTGGTTAGTGGTCCTGAGGACGGTAGTAACACTCATTCAACTACCAGTAATAGTGGTACGATTAAAATTACAATGGTTACCAGTTAGAGGTTTATTATGGCGATTAAAGTCACTACCGTACCCGCTCGATTGGCGAAAACACTTGTTATTGATACTGACGCGGACACAACTACCGGATCAAACGCGGGTAATGCTGGGTCGGGCGAAAACATCTTTACAGGTACAACAGACGCTACGAAATTTTATTGCTGGAAAATCGATGGTTCAAACTGCCCAGCGGCTTTCTTTGTAAAAGTCCAAGAAGCGACGACTTATACACAAGACGGAAACACCCACCCTAGTTGGCGGTTTTATTGTCCGGCTAATTCTAGTGTGACCTACCTCTTTCCCGAAGGTCAGTCATTCAGCACTGGCATCAGCTTTATTGCTACTACAACCTCTGCGAGTTCTGCTGCAAGTCAGACGGCACCATCAGGCAGCGTTGTGGTCACTGTTCTCGGAGGAGCTTAGTCATGAAAGACCTTATTAACTCTCTTTTTTGCTCGCAAAAACGCGTCTCTTGGCGTCGGCTTGCTGTTTTGTGTCTTGGTACCGGCCTTCTTGTCGCTGGTTTGCTTGACTCTGAGCAGTGGTTGTACATTAGTCTTGCGTATATTGCAGGCGATAGCGCAGAAAAAGTAATGAACGCCATTGGTTTGGCAAAGAAGTAGTGATCGATGGCGGCAGCACTCACAATTACCGGGTTTCACGATGCCGTTGACTACAAAGTCATCAAATGCACCGCGATTGAAGATGCAACGGTGGTTGTGAACGCTTCTGGTAGTTCGGGTACTCTATACGCAGCTTATTTGGACTCGTCTGGAACATCGACGAACGTCTTTCTTCACATTCTCGATGGTAAAGATACCTCAAATAGTGAGATCACCATCCGTGGTGTTGGGACAGAGATTAAAACGCTCCAAATTCCAACTGGCTTTGCGTTTGACATGCTTAATTTTCGTGTCAGTGTAGGCGGCGCGGAAGATAACGCAGGTGATTTTGACGGAACTGTAGCTGTTACTTTAGTTTGTAGTTGAGGTTTCGATGGCGATAACAAAAACAGACGCGATCACGGAATTAGGTGGAATTTTAATCGTTGATTTTGACGCTGACGCAACCGTTGAAGCGCATGTCACAGGAAACACCTCAGGCACGCTATATTTAGTTGAGGTTGACAATACAGCTAACGCATCGACATCTGCATACTTGAGAATTAAAGATGCTCAATCTGCCGGTTCTGCGGGAACTCTTGTTCCGCATTGGTTATTTTCGGCTCCACCAGGGGCTAAAGCATCCTACGTTTTAGGTGATGGTCAGGCTTACTCTACTGGTTTGACTTTGTGGTGTACTAATAACAACACAGCCGAAGATACAACATCTCCTGCTAGCGCAGTTATTGTGCGTTTAATCGCGTCATAGGGTAAAGGATGCTTAAGATGGAACCAGTAACACTTACATCCATTGCGGTACTGGCGGCCTTAGGCGTCGGATTTGGTGCCGGGTGGGGACTTAAGCCTGATGCAGGCGTAAAAGCTCTTGAAGCTCAAACAGAAGCCATCAAAGAAATGAATAGCGGCAACCAAGTGCTCGTCGAGAAAGTACAGGAGGTTGCTGTTGAGGAAGCTAAAAGAGAGTCTGCAATTGCGGACAAACTGACGGACTTGCCGCCGCCCTGCATTAAAGAAGTTGGCGGAGATCCTATGTCATTGCAGTGTATGTGGGCTTTGTGCATCCGAACAGGTGAAACAGACAAGCAACGATGTGAGCCATCTAAGTTGACCGATAAGCTGCTGGGTGCTTATAGTTGCCCTGAAACTTCAGAATAAGTGGGGGTGTGTCATGGAAGCTAAGGATCTTGTTGTTCCTAGTCTGACAATCATTTTTGCTGCTGGGGCAGCCTTTGCTTCTTTTGAGTCTGCGGCACAAGATGTAGAGGATGTTGAAAAGCGTGTGACTGTTCTCGAATCGAATGTCAGCAAACAAGAGGTTGTTGATGTCAAGATCGAGGGGATTGAACAACGTTTGGACAAGATGGAAGATATTGTTCAAAAGATGCTGGATATTCAACAGAAGCAAGCGGTTAACGTCGCTCAAATCTGCCAAGCCACCAACGCCAACTGTAGCAACTAAAATGCGTCCGTTGATTCTCGATTACGTTGCGTCTCTTGGGTACACTGTGTTTGAGTCAGGTGAGTACAACCTGAACATTATTGGTATCAGAAGTAAAGATCATAAGGCTAATAGCTTTGATGATCGTATTTGTGTGGTCTTTAAGGACGAGCAAGGGTGGGTTTCGCGTACGTGGGAATGCACGACAGAGCCGGGTAAATACTGGCTTGAGCACCCCACGAATGTAAACGGGACTGCTATTCTTGTACCTGGTCAGTATCGATCTGTTTGGAAGATCGACAAGCACCAAGGGAAATACGATGCCCTCTGCCAGAGAAACGGCACAGTCAAGACTTACAGAGATAGCAATAAAGACGATGTTGTTGACCTTGATGTACAGTCTATTACTGAAGGCTATTACGGAATCAATATCCACAAGGCTGGATCCGCGTCAACGCAAGTAGACAAGTGGTCTGCTGGATGCCAAGTATTTAGCCATAGCAAAGACTTTGAAGAGTTCATGTCTATTTGTTACGCGGCGAAGAGTAAGTGGGGCAATAGCTTTAGCTACACTTTGATTGACGAACCGGAGTTTTAGGTGGAGGCGTTGGTCGATTCGCTATTGGCCGACGGTCACCTTGGGGTTTTTGCGGCTTTTCTTGTCTTTCAGTTTATTGCAATGCAAAAGCGCTTGGACAAGCTTGTTGCTGGCTTTCAAGAACAGCTTGAGACAATGCGCAAAGAGTACACTGAGCGGTCAGAAAAAATGCGTGAGCGATACGACAGGGTAATTCAAGAGTATCGAAATCGTGAAGATGACCAATCGAAAGACTTTTTGATTACCCGCACAAAAGTACACAATGACATCGTATCTAAACTCGATCGTATTTTAGATCGAGACAAGTAGGTTTGTATGGAGTGTGTTGTTAAAGAAGGATCTGATTGTAAGCTATCGTTGGGTTCACCTATAAGAATATATGACGAAAAGCCTGCTAAAAAGGAGACCAAACCCGTGTCACAAGAAACCAAAGTAGAAGACGCAGCCCCTGCGCCAGAGCCAGCACCCGCACCTACGCCAGCGCCTGAACCAGCGCCCGCACCTGTCGAGACTGTTGCTGCACCGGCTGTACCAGAACTCGTAGAGTCGGTGGGCGTATCCCAAGACATCACAGCAGCAGCAGATGCAGCCAAATCACTGGGCGGAGACTACGCACCCATGGTTGCTCTTGCCCTTGCGGGAATGGCTGTGGCTGGTGGTTCAAAAGCCTGGAGCTATTACCGGGATCGCGCAGAGCAAAAGCATGAACAAGAAATGCAGAAGCTCAAGATGGAAGCTCAATCACAAGGAATGGACGGGCAACAGCCTCCACCTTGTCAGGCCGCAAACACAAAGATGCAGGCAGAGGTAGATGCATTGAAGTCTAAGCTCAGTGCAGTTGAAAAGAAAACATCTATGATCTCTGCTGACTTTGACGGCGAAGACGTAGAGCGTCAAATCAAGCGTATGAAGAAGCGTATCGATGAGTTGTTTGAGATTACTGATCAAAAATGATTGAACTTGCTCTGATTTTTTTCGGGACGTTTGTCGTTCTTCCTGCAGGATTGAGTTTTGCGGTAGACGGTGATGGTCGTGATCGAAAAAAGAAAGCAGCGCCTGTCGTGGAAGAGCCAGTAATTGAAGAGCCCCTGCCTGAGCCTGAACCGATCCTTGTGGCAAGACTAAAGTCGACAAAAAAGACTGTTGTCATAGTAGTGCCTGAGTGTTCTGACGAGGGATCAGAAAAGCGTTTAAGGGCAGCCAGTGTTGATTACCTAAATCAAGTTGAAGGTCTACCAACTGAAACTTTGTTTGAGGTAAAGGACTGCGCGGACAAAGGTATGGTTGATATTCAAATCGTCGAAACAATCGAAAATGAATTAGCTGAACCGTGACGTAGAGGCTGCGCTTACTTACACTTCTGGGATGTCGTGGTAAAACAAGTCGGCAGCACGGTCGAGCAGAATTTCTGTGGCCTCTACTTCGTTGTCATCGATTCCTGCAGCTAGTAGGGTGTCATCAAGAAACAGTCCATAGCCACCATCAATCTTGCGTACATCCAACCCTTGGTAACCAAAGTCATCAAGTGCGTGCAGAAGTTGGCTGATGTTTTCTGACACAACATATAGTGACGCTAATAGTTCAGTTGTATCCATACGTCTCACATATATCATCGCCGAGACCACCTACCAGGTCCGCTACGAGCATCAATTCTAGCGCGTTCTCCCAAGTCCACTAAGTGAGCCACCCAACTTTCGTACCTTATGGGCTCATTCTTTCCCTTTTTTGGGGAAGAAGAGAATGCTTCCGCCAAACCTTTTACATGGCGCATTGTGGGTAATCGTATTCCGGACTCAATTCGACTCACTTCAGATTGACTCAGCCCTGCGGCTCGAGACAGATCAGCAAGGGTCCACAACCGTGACTCTCTCGATTTCCTCATAAATCTTGCAAAGGCGCTTTCGGGCATATGAACTCCAGTTGAACCACAACGGTAGCCCATAAAGAGCACTACGTCAACTTTACCCCTTGACACCCTGTCACGGCTGACATAAAGTCGATTCATGCACGGACAACCACATCTCACCTATTACGTGAACATCCCCGTAGATCTTAACCTCATGGAAAGTATCGAAGGTCTGGTTCCGGGGTCACTCGTTTACGGTCGCAGGTCATATGGTCGTAGGTATAGACTAAAGAATGCCTCTGATGAACAACGAGAAGATATTGTTCGATGCGAAATATACGCACCGCTGCACGCCGCATGGTTAGTCGAGGGATTACTCGCTCGAAACGTGTTGGACTACAGCTACTCGGCTACGGACATTACGGGCATCAATGGTTGGTCAAACGATCCCGAAGAGCTAAATCGACTGAAGGTTAGCGGTACTCGAACGGCCCGCCGTTTAATTCGTATGGGTGAGTTAAGAGAGCATGTTCTCGATATTGCGACCCCATATCAGTTTATGGGAGTCGAATGGGCACGTACTCGACCTTGGTCAATGAACGTGTGGGCGTGCGGTTCAGGTAAAACTTTGGGCGCTATTATGGCTTCTTTGGGACGTACAGGGCCGATACTGGTTGTTTGTCCTGCTAAAGCCCGTCACGTTTGGTGGAGCCAGATTCAAGAGTACACGCACATCAAACCATTTCGAGTTCGCCCTGTATCTGAGCAAAGGAAAAAAGATCAAACATTCCATGACTACATGGAAGAATGTCGGAACACACTTCAACGTCCTTTTGTTGTCATTGGCTCCGAGTCCCTTGCGGATAACATATCAATTGCGCGAGACTTAAAGCCCAGCGTTTTGATCCTTGATGAGATTCATACACATGGCAGCCGCAAACGTTGGACCGCCATCCATGAATCCGACGGTAGCATTTCTTTTGAGCGTCGCAAAACTGCGGCCAGCAACCGGGCCAATTCGGCTGTAGATAGAGAGAATCGTGCCGTGGCTGCGATGGATTTAAGTCGACTCAAAAGTCTTAATCTGCGCATTGGCCTGACAGCCACACCGCTGGATGACGGTCGTCCTCGACGTTTGTGGTCTCAGCTTGATCTCTTAGCTCCAGGTGGGTTTTCGCACAGCTATTCGAACTTTGCTCACCGCTACTGTGCTGCTCGACCCGGCCAATACGGGGGACTTGATGACACTGGTGCGAGCAATCTACTGGAACTAAAGGCGCGGTGCTCATTTCTAGTCCACGAAGTTCCATATTCAGAATCTCATGCGGCGTTACCTGATACCCGAGTTCAAGTCGTATACCTGAGTTCTACAGAATTGAACCGTGCCGAAAGGTGGAGTGACGACGAGACATTTGGTCAAGCAATGAGAGGATTTATGCGTGAAGCACGCTCGAATCCTACAGCGAGAGAGCGTGTCGTCGAGGCTCGTTTAGCTGAAGCTTGTAGTCGTAAACGAAAATATGTTGTGAGTGAGGCTATTGAAGGTTTAAAAGGTGGGGGTAAGGTTGTTATCTTTACTGCCCGGAGGCGCGAAACAGAACTGTGGGAGCATGATCTGCGTCGAGCCCTTAAACGCGGAGATGAAGCCTTAGGCGAGGTTCCAGTTTGGATGGCACACGGGGGTGTGTCCGAGTCTGAGCGGGATAGGATGATCGATGCCTTCAGGGAAGCCAGCGGTCCTTGTTGCTTAATTGCAACAGGTCAAAGCGTTGGGACAGGTGTCGACGGCATGCAGACTGCGGACCTCGCCATTTTCGCGATGCTTCCTTGGAAACCCGGAGACTTTGTACAGTGGAAGGGTAGGTTTGATCGACTGGGCGGAAGTCCTACACTACTTAAAGTTGCTGTGGCGCAGGGAACTTACGACGAAAGAGTCGTCGAGATCCTTGTAGAAAAGTTTGGTCCGATTGAATCTTTCTTGAAAGCCGATGAGCTTGAAGGTTTAGGCGACAAACTATTGGGCATGGAAGACGAAGAAGCACTTGTAAGCAGCATTATCAGCAAACTGGAGGTCGTATAATGGATTTGAGTGATGAGAGATTTCACCGCACACGTGTACCTTGGCGGACTTTGACTAAAGATGGGTACGAACCGAAGCAAGTCTTGTTGGCTGCACAGAATCAAGGTTTGTGGAAACTTGCAGCAAGCGCAGAACAAAGGATTCGAAACCAGAATAGAGACAAAAATTAATGAGTAAAGTCCTTATCGACGCTGGTCGGTCATCTCGTGGTTGGTCTCGGATTGGATCGTTCTTTCGTTGTCCTCAGTTGTTTGCTTATCAGAATCGACTGAACATGAGTTTAATCCCTGCGGATGCTCTGACTCGTGGAAGCATGGGTCACGTCATTCAAGCGCATCAGCACGCAATCTGGGGGGCACGAACACCCAGCGGAGTTTGGGTCGACGAAACATGGTATGACGACCCCGCTGTATTTCTCCGTCCTGAAGAAGCCGTACAGATGTGGTGCGACACCAATGGTGGGCATGAGCACCTTGATCGCATGGTTGAAACGTTTCATCAGTACATGGACAATTATCCTGAGTGTCCTGGTGACGTGATTGCTGTGGAGTATCCAATCACAGCAGTCTTAGGTACGAAGGATAATGAGTGGGGGTTGTGGGTTGTACACCCAGAGGACCAGCACTTTGATCGTCGTGCGGCATCAGTAAAGGCATTTGATGGGGGGAAGATTATTCCTACCCCACTAAACTGTTCGGGTCATCCAGACTGTGGCGCTGCCATCGTGTTGACCCGACGCCTTGACCTCGTAATCCGAGACCGCTCAGGGAAAATATTTATTTGGGATCACAAGCATCAAGCCAGAGTCTCCGTGAACGGAAGTGTCGATGGATATGCTGTTGACGGTGGGTTTGCGGCGTTCCGCATTATGGGTAGACAACTCTACGGCAGCGAGTTCGGCGGTGTTGCTTTGAACCTCATACAGACTCAACAGCCTTGGAAGGTTGCGCGCCCCATGGTTCCTGCCACTCCGCATCGTGACAGGCACTTCGCAGACATGTTGTGGCGTGCAGAGCACAGCCTTGCGAGATTGGACCTTGAGCTACCAGAGTACTGGGACTGGCCGAAGGTCCAGCACGAGACTTCTTGTGTCGGTCGGTACGGCGCGTGTCCCGCCATCAAGATGTGCTTCTACGGTGAAGCGGCCACAATTTGACCGGCTCGTACTTTCTGAGTCTGATAGTATTCAAACCCCAAAGCTAACCAATATGGAGAATTTTATGTCCGAAGAAACTGAGCTTCCGTCCGTTATGATTACGGTTTACGGCAAGCCGAAACAAAAGAAAACGAGTGACGCGCTGGCCGCCTTTCCTACGGCATTGTTCTGTGGTGTGCCGTCAGCTATTACTCTTGTGGCTCAAAATGAATTGGGATTCACTCCGACGGTTCATCCTGACTCGCCGAAAAATTTAACGGGGCTTACCAATCTACTGCAGTCATTGGGTCAATCAAATAAAGCCACACACTATGGCGCTGTTGTAATTGATGACTTCAGTCACCTTTGTCAGCAATCGATGTTGGAGTGGGTTGAGGAGGCACCTACGGGGCGCAGCGGGAAGAAGGATCGCTTCTACCCCTATCAGCAACTCAATCAGAGGTTACTGGAGATTGCCCACGCGGCGCGTCATTTAGGTGTTCATCTCATCATGAACTTTCACGAGCGTACGCCGGGTACAAATGCCGATGGTCGGTTTTGCCCCGGTGGTCCTGATGTTCCTTCTCGCAATCAGATTGAGACACTACCATCATGGTGCGACATAAATGTGCGCGCAATGGTTGACCCGAACTACCCTGACCCATGGTTCCCAAGTATTTACTACTGCGACCCAACAGACCCCGAGTGGGTGACAGGTGATCGCACTGGTGTATGCACAAAAAAGACTCCGGGTAACTTACGGGAGATCTTACGTGCGAGTGAGAGCAACTATCATTTGACCCGACTTTCTGGGCTAGAGTGGCAAGATGAGGTTGCAGAGTCTGTAGCTCAAGATATGTTGAGTGGAACTGCTGTTCAGGATGCAATCCAGTCAGCGGTGTCAGGTCGGACTGACAACCCATTGCACTTACGTTGGGCATGCCAAGATGGCATCGCTCGTGGCGTTCTTTTGCAACAAGCGAAGCGTTCACTGTTTGAGTTTCAAGAGAAGGAACAGAGCACGAACAACTCGCCAAGTCTTCCGCCACCACCACCATCGAAGTAATCCTACGGAGACGAAAATGAAAACTTGGGCAATACAACTAACCTATCATCTTACTGACGAAGACGACGATTTCGATCCCCGCGAATGGGAAACCAGCGCCTTACTTGAGGTCGCTTACTCGCCCAACATCGCAAAGCAATGGCGCTTTGTTGAGCTTATTCAGGGTCCGACAACAATCGCACACGAAGATTTGATGTCTGACTCGACGACTAAATAACTTTCAACCCCCGGTCATTCTGACCAACAACCCAAACAATGGAGCCAACAATGGCTATTAAAATTTCCGGCAACGCGTTTCAAGGC